GCGCCAGCATTTGCCGAAATGGCGAAGAATGCCGGACTGTCTACCACTGCCCTGCTTGCCATGGGCGTCCCAGCGGCGGCCATCGCCGTTGGTGTTGGCGTCATCGCCATGAAGTTGGCGCAGGCCGCGGACGAGATGCGCTCGTTCACGGTCGCATTGAAAGCTGGCAGCCAACAGGCCCAAGTTACCGCCTCCGACCTCGAAGGCATGGTGAAATCCCTTTCACATAACGGGGTGGCGCGGTCGGACGCAGTTTCTATCCTCAGCACTGTTTCCAGTGTTCAGCAGTCCCTTAGCAAGTCTCAGATTAGCCAGATTGCCGAACTGGCGCCGGACATGGCCGTCAAGTTTGGCGATGCCGCGGAGGCGTTCAAGAAAGCGGTTGGGTACCTGACCGGCGGCGTTCCGGGAATTCGTCAGGCATACGAAGAGACGGGGGCTCTGTCTCTGGCGCAGTACGAGGCGGCGCGGGCTGCCTATGAGCACGGCAACCGGGCGCAAGCGCTCCAGATCGTCCTTGACGGGTTGAAGTCGAAATTTGCCGGGCTGCATCAGGAAAGCCTTGGTCCGGCTCAGAAGTCAATGGAGGGCCTGAAGACCGCTTATGACGAGTTGGCGACCACAGCAGCGAACCATCCGATCACCATCAAGGTGACGATGGAGATGTCTGAGGGGTTCCAGTGGCTCACGCGGTTCATGAAAGACCCGCTTAACACTGAGTTCCCGACATTCGGGGTAAAGGACGCTCTTGGCGGTGAACTCGCGCCGCTGAATAGCAACCCGCGGGGGCCTTCAGAGGGGGCTTTGACTGGAAACTATCGCCCGTCTTCGTCATATCCATCTGCCCCGGCTGGAACGCCAATCCCTGGTGTGAAGCCGGCCACCGTTGACGGCATGACCCCCAAGGAATTGGGAGAACTTTCCGATCTGCGGCACGCCAACGACCTGTTGGCAGAGGCCATGAAGAAGGTTGGGGCGGAGCGTCAAGTCGCCGTCGCTGGGGCGCAAGCCTACACGGCGGCCATCAACGCCGGCAAGTCCCCGCAGGCGGCGCAGCAGGCCCAGCTTGAAGCCGAGCGTATGGCCCGCGTCCAGCTTTCTGCTGCCATCGCTGACCAGACGGCGCAGATCACCATTCAGGCCCGCGAAAGCCTGAACATGGCCGATGCCTATATGCAGTCGGCGGCGGCCGGCGAACGTGCTGCGGCAATGCGGCAGGCACAGTTGGATAGCCTGCAATCCGGCATCGACGTTGAGACGCGCTATCGGCAAATCCTGAACGAGCGGGCGGCTACTCAGGCCGCCACGTCGGCGCAGGCGCTCCAGACCTACCAACAGGAGGTGGCGGGCCGGGAAGCGGTGGCGAACGCCACGATGCAGGGCGTGGAAGCGGCTTACAAGGCGGAGATGGCGGAAAAGGTGCGCATCGGCACCTTGGCCGAAACCATAGCTTTGGAGAACGCCAGCGGTGAGGCAGCGGAGAAGCTTCGAAAGATCATCGAGGCGAAGACCGCCGCCATTCTGGACGACGAGCGGGCGCAGCGTAAGCAGCAGGTGGCGCAGGCCATTCAACAGCAGAAGGACCAGTTGGAGCTTAGTCAGGCACAGTTGCGTCTCATGGGGGCGTCGGCTGAACAGCGGGCGGTGGAGATTGCCCGGCTGCAAGCGCTGGTCTACCTGCGGAACCAGCACATTGACGCCCTGTCGGCTGAAGGGCAGGCGTATATCGCGAATGCCGAGAACATCGCCCGGCAGTCACTGGAAACCGAACGTCTCAACGCTGCCTATCAGGAGCTGGAGCGGTTCGGCGATCAGGCGTTTTCGTCCATCGTCGATGCCGCTGTGAAGGGGGGTGACGCTACCAGCGCTTGGAAGAACACCGTCAAGGGATTGGCGACAGAGTTCGAGACCCTAGCGGCCAAGATGTTGTTGCTGAACCCCATCAAGAACGCGGTATTCGGCTCCAACCTGCCGACGATCTTTGACTTCGGCTCCATGGGCGGCGGCTCTGCTGCCAACCAGAACGGCGGCATGGGCGGTGTCGGCAATCTCGTCAGCACGGGGTCGTCGCTCTACAACGGCTTCACGGGCGCCACCGCGTCCACCTTCGCCAATGCTGGGACGTGGCTTGCTGAGTCCGCAGCCGGCCATTCTATGGGCCTGTCCACCGCCTATCCGATCATGACGGGCGGCGGCGGAGTGCCTGTGACGCAGGTTGGCACCGCCTATGCGGCAAATGCCTCTGGCACGGCGCTGTCCGGCACGCTGGGCAACATCGGCGCCGGGCTCCCGTTCGGTGCTGTTGGCGGCTTCGGCGGGACCATGGTCGGCAACGCCACAGGGAGTAAAGCCCTGGGGGCGCTGTCTGGCGCCGCTATGGGTGCGGGGTCCGCGGCGCTCTATGGCTCGATCATGGGCATGGGCTCTGTTGGCGGCCCCATCGGCATTGCTGCCGCCGCCGTGGTGGCCGCGATCATGGCGGCAGTCGGAACACAAAAGCCGACCGTTGGCAAAACCGCATCGGCTGACGTGACGGTCAACGCGGGTGGGAAGTCGGCCTCCTACGGAAATGTGCTAGTTGACAACAAGGGCGATCCAGAAACCGGCAAGGCTCTAGGCACTGCCCTTTCTGGCATCTTCTCCGTTGCCGCCATGGGCGGTGGGTCGCTGGTGAAGAATTTCGGCATCGGCACCACTGAAAAGAACGGCCTCTATGTCGGCGGATCGGTCCCGTACAAGGAGTTTGGTTCCGACATCGCCGGTCTGCTGCGGTACACGCTGCTGGAACAGGGCGGGCTGAAGGACGGCGGGGCCAATACCATCAAGGCCCTGCAAAACAGCAAGGCGAAGGATTGGGAAGAGGCCGCCAAGGACATCGGCTTGGGCGCCTCCATCGACGCCGGCAACACGGCGCTGAAGGAGATGGTCAAGACGCTCTCGGGCGTCACGGACGCGGCGAAAAAGGCCACGACTGAGTCCTTCAAGCCGATGTTTGAGGAGTTGGAGCGGGCGAAGAAGCTGGGCATCGACGGGGCCTATAAGGACTTGGCGACTGACCAGTTGAAAGCCTATCTGGACCAGTTGCGCAACCCGCCTGACTTTACCCAAGTCCAGACGGACATGGCGACGCTGACCGGTCAGTTCCAAGCCGCTCGGGATGCCTACGCCCAACTCAACCCGTCCATGGTCACGTACGTTGACCAGATCGAAAAGGAGACGCGGGCGCGAATAGCCGCCAATTTCAACAAGAGCCTCGATCAGCAGATCGCTGAAGCCTCTGGCCGCGGGTACGTGAACCAGATCAACGGCTTCCTCGAAACGCTGGACGCCAACACCCGCAGCCTTGCGGCGGTGGGTGAGCCGGCGGCGAAGGCGCAGGGGCTTTACAACGCCCAACTGTCGAGCCTCCTGAAGACGCTGACCTCTGCCCAGCTTGCTGACGTGGCGTCCTCCTTCGGTGGGTCGATTGCCGACATGGCCAAAGCCATTCAGCAGGCGACGGATGCCACGACAGCGGCGACGGCGGCGCAGGAAGAGGCGGGGCGGTTCCAAACGCTGTTTAACCAAATCCAGCGTGACAACGCACAGGCGACGATCACCGCGCTCAACGAACAGAAGAACGCGGCGAACAGCTTGCTATCGTCGTGGAAGAACCTGTCGTCGTCTATCGCTCAGGCCCGCCAAAGCCTGTTGGTGGGTGACCTGTCCACCCTCGACCCCAAGTCGAAGATGGACGCGGCCCTGTCCGCTTACCGTGATGCGCTGGGCAAGGCGCAAGGCGGTGACGTGGACGCGGCTGGGCAGGTGTCGGGGTTGGCGCAGACGGCCTTGCAAGCCGCTCGTGCTTACTACGCCAGCAATCAGGACTATGCCCGCATCTTCAACGAGGTGCAGGACGGGTTGCAGGGCGTGGAGAGCGTGGCGTCTCGTCAGGTCTCGTTGGCGTCTCAGCAGGTCAGCCGGCTGGATAGCCTCATCAGCGTTCAGCAGGACGCTTTGAAGGCCCTTCAAGTCGTTCCGGCTGACATCGCTGCCATCATCAAGGGCATCAACTCCAGCAATAGCACCGACATCCTCACTTGGTCGAAAACGCAGGACGCTGGGACGCAGGCTCAAATCAAGAGGTCGGTTCTTGAGTCGTATACCGACGCTCAGATTGAGGCCGCATTCGGCAACCATCAGGACATCATCGCGGCAAGGCAGCAAGACCCCAACTTTAATCTTGGGGCGTGGTTCCATCGCTTTGGCATCAATGAAGTCTTGTCTGGTCTGCGCACTGCGCCTGGGTTCGCCACAGGTACAGACTATGCCCCAGGCGGATTGGCTTGGGTTGGTGAGCGTGGCCCGGAGCTGATGCAACTCCCGATGGGAAGCCGCATCTACCCGCACTCGGAGAGCATGGCTATCGCTCAGTCTTGGGCGCCTGCCAATGACCGGTGGGGTGGCAACGTGGCGGAGTATCGGCCGCGGCCGGCAGGGGGTTCGTCAGGCGCAGGATCGGAAGCCATCATCTCGGCTCTGCGGGAGGAAATCCGCGGCCTCCGAGAAGAGGTGAAGTCCCTGCGGACTGTCACGGCCCAAGGCCATATCGGCACCAAACAGGCCATCGAAGACGGCAACGGGTACGCCGCTGAGATGGCCCAAGAGGCGCGGCTTCGTCGGGCCGCCCCGCGTACCGGAACGAGGTGATCCATGCCCTACCTGATCGAGGCCACCGGCTACAGTGATGCAGCCGGTGGCACGGTCGTCTATCGCTGGTCCAACGGCGGTGGATACCGGAGCGGGCCGCGCGACTTCCCGGCCAACAAGGTTTGGGAGCCGCGCATCATCAACCCCGGCACCTATGAGCGTCACTGTTTCGGTCGCGGCGAAATCCGCGGCCGATCCAGTGTCGGCTATGGCGAGATCGTCATCAACAACGCTGACGGTAAACTGGATGGGTTGCTTGATGACGTCGGTTTTTCCGGATGGCCCATCACCATCCGGCGGGGGCCACGGAATGGCCGATACCCTGACGATTTCCCGGTGGTGTTGACCGGGACTGTTGCCGGGGTGGAGTTTGGCCGGCGGACCATCACATTCCGCCTGCGGGACCGTCAGGCCGTGGTTGCCGACAAGTATCTGGTGACGGAGACCTATAAGGGCGACAACTCCGGCGCCAACGGCCTCGAAGGCACAGCGACCGACATCAAGGGGAAACGCAAGCCCCGTCCTTGGGGCGTGGTTCGCAACGTCTCGCTGACATGGGTGAACACGTCAAAGGTGATCGCTCAAGCATCGGCGAAAGCCGTAATGAGCATCACCGTTTCGGCGGTCTCTGACAAAGGCGTGGCGCTCTCCAGCGGCGGCACGTTCTCAGCGTTTGCCGACCTTCAGGACGACGCCAAGGCTCCATCGGCTGGGCAATACAAGGTCTATTCCGGTCCGGAGGGCACCTATGTTCGCATGGGCACAAGCCCCGCTGGCGAGCCTACAGCCGACCTGATCGAAGGCGACACTCCGGCGGATCGGACCCGCGGGCAAATCGCCAAGCGCATCCTGACCGAGATTGGCGGAGAGGTGGAGGTGCGCGGCGCATCCACCCTAGACCGCCAAGCGTCCGCAGTCGCCGGCATCTACGCTGAGACGGACGGGATGAAGGTCGGAGATGCGCTGGACGAGCTATTGAGCGACGGCATTTGGTGGCTTCCTGCGAGAGACGGCTACTTCCACCTTGGCCTTCTGGAGGCCCCCGCTGGCAATCCAGTTCTGACACTGGACCGGACCAACATCCTGAATGAAGGGGAGGCTCTAGCCCGCATCGTTGGGGATGACGAGGGCATGCCGCTCTATGGGCTCAAGCTGTCGTACCGCAAGAACTGGACGGTACAGGACGAGAGTTCCCTTGCCGGCGCAGCTCTAAGCGAAAAGGTCTGGCGGGCCAAAGAGAACCTGACCACCGACGAGGTGATTGCCGACGAGGTGGGGCGCAAATGGCCCCTGGCAATGACCGTCCGCCGCACAACCATCGACACGCTCTTGGACCAAGAGGCCGACGCCATAGCTGAGCGCAATCGGATCATGGCGCGGGACCGTATTCGTAGAGACGTTTACGAAGTCAAGACTTGGTCAACCGAATGCCTAGGCGTTGACTGCGCCGATCCTGACAAGAACCTAGTGCAGATTAAATTGCCGCGCTTCGGCTTGAAATCTGGTAAACTCTTCCGGTGCATTGGGATGATTGAAGACCTGTCCCGGAACGTCACAACGCTTTACCTGTGGGGTTAACATGGCGTCTCTTGGAACACAGGCTTTCACATCAAACATCACTCTGACCGGGCCTACTGCGGTTACCGGCCTTGGGCGGCTCTCTGGCGTGTCTCTGATCTGCCAGTTTACGGCGACGGGCGGCGGCGGAACGGCGAAGGTCTACGTTCAGACCAGTTTGGACGATGGGGCGACGTGGTACGACATCGCGGCGTTCGCCTTCACGACGGGGTCTGCGGTAAAGTATGCCAATATCGACGGCTTCGCTCAGATCGCATCCACTGCCCCGACGACAGGAAGCCTGACCGACGACACCAGCCGGCACGGGCTGTTGGGAGACCGCCTCCGCTACGTGGTGACCACTGCCGGCACGGCGTATAGCTCCGGCTCCAAGGTCGATGTCTACTATGCGACGCGGTGAGCCATGGCAGACGAGCTTGTCATTGCCCACCCCAACAGGCTGAACCCTGACACCCGCTTCGCGACAGTCTCGTTCAGCGGCGGCGCGTGGGAGCCCGATCTCCCCCTCACCAACCTCGCGGTAGAGAGCCTTTCAGACGTTGCGCGAACGGTCGATACGGCCAAGAGCAGCACGCGCTTTTGGATCGACCTAGGCCAGATGCGAGACATCAGCGTCGTGGCGATCCCCTACCTGCGAGCCTACAAGGATGGCGAACAGGTGCCGCCGCCCAAGGCGACGATGCTTCGCGTCCGGGCCTTTGAGGCGATGAGCGAGGCGGCCGATCTCATCGCCGGGTCAGATACCGGGTGGACCGATCTGTGCCCTGTCACCTATCCGTACGGCTCCATCCCGGCATGGAACCCGTCATTCGTTGACGGAAAGATGACGGATGAGGAATGGGCGGAAATCCACTCTTCCGACACTGGCGGCATGCCGTTTTGGGTGCTGTACAGCACGCCAGTCATCGCCCGGTATTGGCTCATAGAGCTTGACGTCGTGGTGTCGGGTTATGACGCCCTGGACGTGCCGCGGGCGGTCTTGGCGCCTGGACATCAATACAGCATCAACTTCGCCTATGGCGCCGGCCTGTCGTGGGAAGACCCCACCATTGCCGAGCAATCCATGGGCGGGGCGGAGTTCTTCGAGGTGCTGAACGGTCGGATGGTCTTCCGGTTTGGCATCGACTACCTGCCAGAGGATGAGGCGCTGACGCAAGTCAGAGACATGCAAGTCAACCGCGGTGTATCTGGCCAGCTATTCGCCATCCTACACCCGAACGACACCGTGCACCGGCACCGCCGGGCCATCCTATGCCGGATGCGCACGCTGCCGCCTGTCGAATACGCAGCGTATGGCCGCGACAAAGTCACCTTCGAACTTTCCCAAATCATCGCCTGACGGAGGGCGCTCATGGCTACCGATACGTCGTCCGTATGGGACGGCATTACCATCAACTATGACAATCTCGTCGGTGGCGGCGGGTACGACTGGTACAACAAGTCAATCACGGTTGGAGGCAACTCCTTCCGAATGCTGCACGGCTATCAGGTTGCCGGCCTGCGTGAGATGGACAGCCGGCTCTCCACCGGGCAAGGCTATGTCACCGCCGCCGCCAACTCTGCGTCCGCCGCCGCCACGAGCGAGACGAACGCGGCCAACTCAGCCACCGCCGCCGCCGGATCGGCGTCTGCCTCGTCTACCAGCGCGACCAATGCGGCCAACTCCGCCACTGCTGCCGCGGCATCCGCCAACACCGCCGCCTCTCTGGTGCTGGTCAAGCAGCCGTCCGAAATCGCTGGCATCGACCCCATCATCGACTTCGTGTTCAGCGGCCCCGCGGCAGTCCCTTCGGGCGTCATCACCGGATCAAGCGGCAAGTGGGTGATGGGACCGAACGGCCTGCTGACCAGCGTGGCGGCCGGGACTTGCCCCATCGACTACGACCCCACCACGGGCGTAACGCGCGGGTTGCTGGTGGAGGAGGCGCGATCCACGCTGGTGGTGAAGAGCCGACGCTTGGACGACGCGGCATGGACGAAGAGCGGCATCACCACCGGGGCTATCGCTGGCGCCGATGGCATCCTTGGTGCCGCAACCCGCCTCACCGCCTCATCCGCCAACGGCACATGTATTCAGGCGTCGTCCTCTGCCTCTGCCGCCCGCCGCTTTGCCCCGTTCGTTCGCCGTGCTGCCGGCACTGGCACGGTGCAAATGACCTTGGACGGCGGCGCGACGTGGACCACGATCACGCCGACATCCTCCTATGTCCGGTATGGCGTGGGGCAGACGGTCGCCAACCCCACGGTGGGGTTCCGGCTTGGCACTTCTGGCGACCAGATCGACGTTGACTTTGCGAACGGCGAAACCGGCACCTTCGACACGTCGCCAATTGAGGCTGGATCGTCAATCGTCACCCGCGCCGGAGACGTCAACGCCCTACTGCTGTCCAGTGTCACTGGTTGGAATGCAAGCGAGTTTACCATCTACGTAGAGGCCATGCGGCCGGTGTTTGGCTCCACGTATCCGTGGGCTGTTGCGGTTGACGATGGCACCACGGCGAACCGTGTCGGCATTTACCATGAGGATGTGGTAAGCGACGCCGTGCGCGCCCTATGTCGCGTGTCTGGCTCCTCTCAAGCCGATCTATCCGGTCCAGTTATTACGGCCGGCGCTATGTTCAAGGCGGCGTTCAGCGTCCAGGCGTCCAGCTTCGCATTTTCGGTGAACGGAGGCGCAGCGGCCACTGGTTCTTCTGGATCAGTGCCGTCGGCAACGCGCCTCGTCATCGGTGGCGGGGATCTGAACTGGAACGGCTACATCCGCCGCATCACGCTTTTCCCGCGTCGCATTGCCAACGCAACCCTTCCTCTCATGACCGCGTGAGGCATCCATGAAGACCCTACGCCTTCGCGCGGACACTGAGGCCGCGCTTATCGACGCTTTGCCGATGCTGCGGGGCGAAGATGTGGACGGCGCGCCGTGCTGGCTGACCGCCGGCCCGGTGTGCGACGTGGACCCCATCGGCGCGCTCGCTCTGACGGCCCCTGCGACCGATCCGGACAGCGGTGAGGTGGTGACGCCTGCCGTCGTGGATGATCGCTTCCACGCCAACGTGAGAGGCCCCCGCATTGGCGCTGACCCTGCCGAGTGGGAGGCCATCGTCTCCGCTGCTGAGCCCTTCACGCTCAGCGACATCGCCAATCCCCGCAGGAGGTTCCAGGCATGACCTATCCTTTCGCGCGCCGGAACATCGCCGGTCTGATGCCGCCTCGACTGGCGCAGCTTGTCGAGACCACAATGATTTGGGGCGGAACCTCCACCGGATCAGCCAACGCCCAAATCATTGCGCCAGAGTTTACAGCCGACCTCAAAGGCCATCCGACCTATGTGTTCGTCGCGGGCTACACCAACACCGGAGCAGCCACGCTTTCGGCTGACGGCGGCACGACCAACACTGCGCTCCGCAAGGCTGACGGCACGGCCATGGCAGGCGGCGAAATCGTCGCCGGCACGGCCTATCAGGTAGTCTTTGACGGCACCTATTGGCGGCTTATTGGCGGCTCTGGAGGCGGCGGCCCTGTCAACGGCGTGTCGTCACTCAACACGGCCAACTTCACGCTTGGCGCTGCCCACAAGAACAAGATGGTGCGATGCAGCGGAACTAGCCTGACGGTAGCGGTAACCGCAGCGGCATCGCTTGGCGCAGACTGGTCCTGCATCATCATCAACGAAGGCTCCACCGCGCTGACCATCGACCCCAATGGATCGGAGACGATTAACGGATCGGTCACTCTCAGCGTCCCCGCTCGCATGTCGGCAGTCTTGGCCGGCGATGGCAGCGCTTTGTATGCAGCCCTTGGAGGGACGCTGCTTGCCCCTGTGGGGTTTGACGCGGTCAGCGCAGGCTCCGCTGGGAACCTGTCCAACAACAACAAAACGTTTGCTGACGCGAGCGGCTCAGCGTGTAGCGCCGCACGCATGATCTACCCGGCGAACGGCAAGCAATACACTGAAATCAGGATTGATGCGGTTTCTGGTGAGGCGGTCGTTGGCTTCGTTGACGTTCTGGCAAACCTTGGCCCAACCCCAACCGGAATTGACTATCCAGGCTTCGGCACGAATACATACGGCCTTGGCTCTGGTGGAACCGCATACCTTGCGGCGGCGACGACATCAGGGTTCACTACATTTGGCGCAACTGACGTCATGATGCTGGCATACGACTCCGTCAATCAAAAAGGGTGGATTGGCAAGAACGGGACATGGATTGCCAGCGGCAATCCGGCAACTGGCGCAAACCCTATGGTGTCAACTCTGACGGGCGCGCAGTATTTTGCTGTCGGCACGCGGCTCAATGCAACAACTGCCACTTTCACAATTCGCCCAACGGCGGCGGAATGGTCGTATACGGCTCCGTCAGGCTTCTCTGGATACTAAAGGTGGACTATGGAACTCATTCGCACATGCCCGCTCTACGACACAGCCACTCATGAGCCGATCAATCGGTTTGTCGAAAGGGCCGATGGCGAAGGAATACCGTATCTCGAACAGGTCGTGGTCACGAAGGAAGAAGCTGCGGCTGAGCGCATGCGTGGCGAGCGTGATGCAGCCATGCCCGAACCGCTCAACATCCTATCCCGACACCGGAACCAGCGTGACTTCGGCCTACCCACGACGCTGACCGACGAACAGGCGGTGGCGTGGGCCGTGTACCTGCAGGGCCTCCGAGACTACCCCGAGACGGGCATGTGGCCGGATAAGCCCGAGTAGCCCGCGACAAAACTCCACACCAAACAGGCGCCCGGCCAGTCCGCGGCGCCTTTCGCATTTCTGGAGGCGCCCATGCTGATCCTCGCGCTCATCGGCGCGCTGCTTTACCGCGTCCGTGGCGGATGGCTACCGACTGGCTCAACGCAGCTTGCCCGCGCTGTCTGGTGCCTGCCGACTGGCGCCTTGGTGTGGTGGCTGTCTGCCTGCCCTTGGTGGATCGCCCCTGCCGTCTCTGCCACCGCCTTCCTTGGCCTGATGTTGCCCCATGGCTACGGGCAGGACATGGGGCGCATGACCGGCAAGGAGTGGCTTGACGGGCTGTATATGGCCGCTGTCGGCGTCGCCCGCCTTGGCCTGATCGCCGTGCCTATCGCTGACCTGTCGCTGTGGTGGGTGGCTGTGGCAGGGGCAGGGCAGGCGCTCTGCTACTGGCTGGGCTGGCGCATCCCCGTTCCTGCCGGCTGGCTCAATGACGGCCGCAAGCCCGTCGATGCCCCTACCGCCTGGGCTGAGTTGCTTTGGGGCGGGTGGCAGTGGGGCGTTCTCTCTCTTGCTCTGACCTAAAGGTGCCGACATGACCAAGCCCGTATGCCCCGCCGCCGTCGATCTGGTGAAGCATTTCGAGGGGCTGCGCCTGAGTGCCTACCTATGCCCTGCCGGGGTTCCGACCATCGGAGTTGGAGCAACTGGTCCCGACATCCACATGGGCCTTGTCTGGACGCGCGAGCAAGCGGAGGCGCGTCTTGCGGCCGATCTGGCGGATGCGGCGGCCGATGTTGACCGCCACGTCAAGGTGCCGCTGTCCGACGATGAGCGGGGGGCGCTTTCTTCGTTTACGTTCAATCTCGGGGCCGGCGCGCTCACCTCGTCCACGCTGCTGAAACTCCTGAACTCTGGTGACAGGGCAGGGGCGGCGGCGCAGTTCGGCCGGTGGACGAAAGCCAAGGTCAACGGCGTGTCCGTCGATCTGCCGGGGCTGGTGTCCCGCCGTGCGGCAGAGGCGGCGCTGTTCCAGGGCCACGACTGGACCGACGTTGCGCCGGCCGTTCCCGATCCGCAGCCGCAGGCCGTCACCGCTCCCGCCGGCCCCGATGGCGACCGCATCAAGCGCATCCAAGCCATCGTCGGTGTGGTGCCTGACGGACACTACGGCCCGCTTACCAAGGCGGCGGTGAGCCGGTGGCAGGCGACGCATTTCCTCAAGGCTGACGGAGTTGTTGGCCCCAAGACTGCGGCGGCGATGGGCCTGGACACCTGACCGTCACCAAAGTCCGAACCCACCAAGCCGCCCGGCCCCGCGCCCGGCGGCTTTTTCTATGCCCTAGGAGGGGCTACCGACCATGCCCGACTGGTTTCTCCAGGCGCTTGGCTACGCCACCCTGTATGCCATCGTCGTCAAAGCCGTGCTCGCCTCCACCCCAACGCCTCCGCCTGACACGCTGATCGGCAAGGCGTACCGCGCCCTCGAATGGTCGGTGCTGGTCATCGGCAGAGTGAAGGAAGGAGCGGGTCAATGACCGAAGTCTACCGAAAAATTCGGCAGTCTAGCGGGAAACGCTAGACATGGGCGCCGTACTCACCTTTCTCGGCACCAGGGCAGGCGGCATCGTCGCCTTGGTGCTGGGCGGCCTGCTGACGGTCGCTGTGGGCGCGCTGGGCCTGTCCCTGTGGCTGACCCGCTCCGATCTGGCAGACGAGCGGCTTAGGGCCGATACGCTGGAAAGCGCCGTGAAACTCCAGAACGACGAAGTGATGGACTGGCAGGCCAAAGCCGCAGCCGCTCAGACTGCCGCCTCTGCCCGCGCCATCGCCGCCCTGAAACCGAGACCCAAGCCGAACACGGCCACTATCGAGGACTTGAACCGATGGATCGCTCAACCCTGATAGCCGCCCTACTGCTTGCCGGATGCGCCACAGAGCCGACCGTGGTCAAGGTGCCAGTCGTAGAGCGCGCCGTTCCACCGGCGGAGCTGGCGGCGCCTATCCAACCGCCGGGGCCGATATTCACGGCTCCGGCGTCATCCTCCGTGGCATGCGTCGATCCGGCAGGGCGTGATGCCTTGGTGTCCTACGTCGATTTGCTGCGGCAGAGGCTTGATGCGTGGAACGCATGGGCGGTGCCGTGAATGGGTTCCCGGTTCCGGCATCCTACCTCCGAAACCGGGAATATCCACTTTAGGAAGTAACCGCAAAAACGAGCACTTGCACGCCGACTATTCTAGCTTCCGGCCATGATATCAGCAAGGCGAAACGCAGCCTCGATAGACGCAGCCTTCGCCAAGACATCGATGCCGCCTTTGTCGTGGGTGAAGATGAAATACCCCTCAGCCCCCATGTGCTCCGCGCCGGCATCGACGATTGTCTGCCGGGCAAGTGAGCCGATGCAGATGGTGCGCTCTCCGCACTGTATGCTGATGATGTCTTCCATCTGACCTCTGCGAGGAATGCCGGCTTTCCACCGGGCGGGGCGGCATGTTCGCGACCATGCCAACCTCTGCCGCTCTATACGGGGTCGGCATCACGTCCGTGCTAGGCCACGGTGCCGTGCCTCCGATAAGGTGGAGGCGACCTGTTTGCGGGGCGGTGTGGGATTTGAACCCACGGGTGCGCATTGGGTACCTACGCACTCGACTGGTCTGTCGCCGATAAACCACTCCGGCAACCGCCGCCGCAACTCTGTGCCCAACATGCGCTGGGCGAATAGGGCAGGCGGGCCACATACCGCCGTTGCCTTTGGTTCCCTGCCCATTATGCAGGCCCCGGTTCGGCGTCCGGTTCGGAGTGGCTTTTGTCGCGGGCTGGACTTGATACCAGCTACTGCCTGCTAAGGGGCGATGAACGCCCGGTCGTCAGCCTCGTCAAACGAGCGTGTCCATCCACGCCGCCGCAACGCCGTCATTGTACCAAATCAGGGAAGGGCGCTCAACCGGTGATGAGTCCTGACGGGACGATTTCGATACCGATTATCCTCCGGCGGGATTGGAACGGATGTTGAACGGATGCGCGGTGCAGCGTATAATTCCGCCATGGCGATCAACCGCGGATACAAGTTCCGTCTGTATGCTACCGAAGAGCAAGAGGCTCTGTTCGGCCAGTATGCCGGTGTGTGCCGCCTTGTTTACAATCTTGCCCTTGAGCAACGTCGCGACTGGTGGCGCCAGCATGAGCGGAACGGGCTGGGGCGCATCACGTTCGCGTCTCAGTGCCGGGAACTGACGATGTTGCGCGCGGAGTTCGATTGGATTGCCGCCGTCCCAAACACAATGCAGGTGCAGGCTTTACGTGATCTTGATAGGGCGTTTTCTAACTTCTTCTCCGGAAGATCGGGCTTCCCAACGCCGCGCAAGCGCGGGGTCAACGATGCGTTCCGCTCTCAAGGCAAGTATTGCTCATGGCGCAAACTGAACGCTAAATGGGCCGTGGTGAAGCTGCCAAAGATCGGCGAGGTAAAGTTTCGCCTGACCCGCGACATTCCAGGCGCGATCAAGAATGTGACCGTCACTCATGATGCGCTTGGGTGGCACGTCGTGTTCTCCACGGAGGTTGAGCATGAGGCGCCGGATAACTTTGGCCCGGCTATCGGCGTCGACCGCGGCGTAGTTCACACGCTGGCCTTGTCGGACGGAACGTTCCGCGACATGCCGCGCGAACGGCTGAATGTACTGGACCGCCGCGCCCGGAAGCAGGCACGCAAGCTGGCGAAGTGCAAGCGCGGCTCAACCCGGCGCAACGCAGCCCGCAAGGCACTAGCCAGTACCAAGGCGAAGATGGCGCGCGTCCGCCTGCACTGGAACCATGAGCGCACGACGGAGATTGCGCGCACCCATGGCATTGTCGTGCTGGAGGCGCTCAAAACCAAGAGCATGACCGCGAGCGCTGCGGGAACGGTTGAAGAGCCGGGACGTAATGTCCGCCAGAAAGCCGGGCTGAACCGCGCGATCCTGAACAACGCTTGGTTCCAGTTCGAGACGCTTCTCGCTTACAAACTGGCAGAGCGTGGCGCAGAACTACGCAAGGTGAACCCAGCCTTCACGTCACAGACCTGTTCGTGCTGCGGAACTATCGACAAGCAAAGTCGCGAGAACCAAGCGACCTTTCATTGTGGACATTGCGGGCATCTGGCAAGCGCCGATACTAATGCCGCCCGCAACATCCTAAGGGCTGGAATACAGCCCGCGCCGAGGCCTTCCGCTGAGAAGCCGTTGAAGCGCGAACCGATGGAAGTGGTCTAGCCATTTCCATAAACCCTTGCCAGATATTAGTCTGGCTTGGGGGGTATTAATATCCCAAGAAGGGAGGCAGCTTGCATCCAGCGGACAGGTGGCGCGGACATCGACCCATCGGCATTGCTGTCCCAACATGCGCCATCTGACCAGCATGGCGGCGGCTCGCCGGGGCCGTGATGCACCCAAGCGCCGCACGGCTGGTCGTCGTCATCCACGCCGATGCCTTCCGTCCAGGCGATCAGGTGGCGGTCGCCAAAGCCGCGAATTTCTGCCCGGAAGATCGTGCCGTCGCGCGGCGCATCGCCTATCGGCCGCCAATCTTCGCAGCTAGCCAAAGCGGCCTTTCCTGCATCGCTGGCCTCCCAGCCTGCCGGATATCCATGCCGCTTCTGCGCCAACCCCTGACGGCCAAGGGCGGCCAAGAGCATCTGCGTTGACCGCCCGGGTGGGTTCCATGGCTGCGTCATGCCGGCCAGCCTTTCGAGGGTGACGCGCTGGTTGCTGGTCAGCTTACCCATTGCTGGCTTCCTCCGTATTGGCGGCGGACTGACGGGCGGCATTCCACAGCCTCACAGCATCCTCTCGCGCCCCGTAGTGGTCATCCCGTTCCCGGCCCCGGCTGGTCGGCCCTTGTGCTCCGCAATTCCCGCAGACCACGGCATAGGACGGCGGCGGGCCATATCCGTTGTAGAAGAGTTCCGGGAACTCGTGCTCATGGCCGCAGAACGGGCAGGGGTCGATATGGCCGTACTGGCCTTGCTCAACGTCGATGTAGTCGCCAGTCTGCATCACTCCCCTCCCTGTCCGGTGGGCTGCGTAGCGTCCCGTAGCCACTCACGGCCGGCGTCGGTGATCGCGTATTTCCACTTTCCGTCCCGCTTAGACCGAGACACAAAGCCGCGCTTGTAGAGCGTGACCAGCCGCCGCGCCGTACCTTCGATGCTTGGCGTGGTCGCTTTCCCGAATGCCGATGAGTGGACCGAATTGGCCGGCACGTAATCCGTGAAGCCGGACAGCGCCAGCATGATGGCGGCGTATTCTCCGGTGAGGACGATCATGGCTCCCCTCTCTGCGTGTCCCGGAGGCGGGAGGCGGACACCTCAAGCTCTTCCGCGTGCTTCCGGAATGCCTCTGGCGCCTCGTCCCATCCCCACTGAGTTCGCGTTGCCCAAATGGCGAAGGCCATGGCGACGTTCTCTTGCTCGGCGGCGAGGCCCGTGGCTTGGTCGATCAGCGCGCCGAATGGATCGGTTGCAGGGGCGATGAACTTCATCCCGGTGTCCTTCTCAAACTCGGCGCAAAGCTCCTTGCTCTCGATGGCGAACATGAGGAAGTCGCGCCACGCCAGAGCCATGAAGTCGTCTTTGGTCATGACGGCTCTCCTTTGTCTTTGAGGCGGACACCGGCGCCACCGGACAGGCGGTCAGCGAATAGCGCTTTCAACCGCTTGACGACATCTGCGCGCATCTTGGGCGGCATCGTCTCGTAGGCGAGGCAAAACGCCTCCATCTCGGCAGGCACGGGCCGATGGTCCTTTTCCCCCGGCGGCTTGGTGTACCGCCAGATTGCGCCCTTCTTCCGGCCAAACCACGAGGCGAACTCGACCTGCGTGAGGTTGTGGCGCTTGAGGAAGTCAACGAACTGCAAGTGCGTCATCCCCTCTGTTTAGCAGAAAACGGCCGGTACGCCATGTGCGCACTCATAGCCGAACATCTGAGTACGACTATGGCGTACCAAAATCGGCGCGTCAAGTACGCCAATGGAAAACTTTTCCTTTGACGGTGGTTCGCCGTTGGCGTACCGTCTCAATCACAAAACGACGGAGCGTCAAACATGAGCGTCGCCCAAGCCATCGCCCGCTTTCGCCATGCCGAACAGGCTGAAAAGGCGGAGTTCGCTGGGTACGCCGATGCTGTGCTCGATGCCGGTTGCTATCCGTCGAATTGGCGCTTCCCGCCGCTGCGAGCGGCTTACCTGCGTGGCTATGAGCGCGGCATCAAAGAAAGGGCTGCGGCATGACCTTCCTCGTCGGCAGCAAGGTCACGATTTCGAAAGACGCCGCATACCGTTTCGGCGGCGACGTTGGCGTTTACGCTCGGCGTGGCGTGGCTGGAACGGTAACAAACGTGCAGCCGTGCGGCCGGCTTGGCCTGCGGTACACGGTCAAGTTTCCCCCGAAAGGCGGGGTGCCGGTCTGGACGGAATTGTTCGCTGACGAAATGACAGCCGCCAAGCCATAGGAGCATCCACCATGCACGCTTTCGTCCGCCTCGCTTCCGGCAGCCTCATCAAAGTCTATGACCATGGCTCAGACTGGCAGGTGCTCGTCACTGGAGAGCGTGGCGGCAAGGAGGCTGAGTGGTGGTTCTCGACTTGGCCGCATGACCGTGAGGCCAGTTTCCGCCGGGCCATCGCTGCCACATGCGAGCGGCTCGGACAGCCCAACCCCGGCGACATCGTGCGTACCGCCGAAGCCGCCTAGCCCGATCCCCCTCCGCAAGGGAGTACAGGACACCATGCCCACGCGCGATGACACCTATCGTGACTCGTACTCGTTCTGGAGAAAGAAGAGGGAAGGCGCCACCAATGGCGTCCTCCGTGGCGATGTCGTTACTGAGATATATGCCAACTACCAATGCGCTTCGGCGGAAGCTATTGCCGGGCATGTTGACGCTGCCGCCGACATCCTCCTAGAGCGCGGCCTGTGTGCCTCCGTCCTTAACTGGTGGCACAAGAAGCCGGCCGGCGACGAACTCCCCCGATAATCGCCCCTCTATCCTGAAGGACACGACGAATGACCGAAATCACTCAGGCATGGGAAGCACTCAAGGACAACCTGCCGAAGGCCCACGTTGAGGTTGCTGAACTACTTTATGATGTCTGTGATACTATGGCGGACAGGATCGAGGCAGATGCCACCCGGCTGGCCCGGCTAGAGGCAGACAACGCCGCCCTGATGGAGGTGGTGCGCGGCGCCGTCCATCGCTTTGACGACGGCTCCCGCGCCATGCAGAAGGCGTTAGACGCTCTCCCCGCCCACCTCAAGGAAGAGGCGTCCAAATGACCAAGCCGCTCATCCACCAGCTTCCACAGGTCCACATCTACGGCCAGCCATCGTGGCATGACAACGCGCATGTGATCGGCAACCGCGCCGGCCTGGAGGCGCTACGCGACGCCATCAACGACGCGCTACGGACTGGCGCTCAACAGGCCGAAGTCTACGCCACAGACGGTGAGGGCTACGGCATCAAGGTAGTGGAACTGGCCGACGCCATCCTGGACGAAATGCCGCTGCCCTACACCGATCCGGAAGCACGGGAGATGGTCACTAAGCCGTGGCCTGACGTGGTGCGACGTGCTGTCATCGAGTTGAACAGGAAACGCAGGGCGGGGCAGGGCAGCTAATTTGCCCGTCCAGGCCACGGCCACGGCCCCTCATAGAACACGCCTTCCTGCGGCAGCCCGCACCCAACGTCCACCGCCTCCAGCCTCATCCCTGCGGCAAGCGGCCTCTCCGACGCCAGAGCTACGGCGCGTGACGGACTGGCCGCCCGCACCTTCAGGACGACGGACGGCACCTCTGCGGGTCCCTGGTGGCCCTTCACGCCGTACATCCTCATCGCCACGGTATCCTCGCATCTATCCCCACGGCGATCTTATCCCGGCCAGCCCCGCACGCGCTACACCTCCAAGGCAGGCTTGCCGGGTGCCGGCCGTATCCAAAGCGCAGCAGCAGCGGGCCGGCGTCCAGTTCAACGCTATGCCCGCAGGATCGGCACCGTACGGCGACCGTATCGCCATGCCGGCACCAGTCGCCAAGACAGCGGAACTCCTTCGTGCTCACGGCGCGTTATAACTATAATTATGGAAATAACGCATCCATCCACCTCCCATCATGCCGAGTCGCAGATGGGGGATTTGGTGACGCCCCTATCTTGCCAACAGTGACAGACTTATCCCGGGGAATATGGTGACGCAATGTGGGGGATTTGGTGACGGGACTCGGGTTATCCCGGGGAGATTGGTGACCAAACTAAAGGTATGGTCAAAAGAGTCTGCAAATAGCCCCGTCACCAAATCCCCCACTTCCCGGGGCCGTCCCAATCCCGCATCCTCCGGTGAGTTGATGATGGGGAACCATAATGGGAGAAGTTCACCAGCTCGTGTTGAGCGTCGGCCGCGAAGCCGCCCGGGCGCAGACAGCCCCGGGAGAAGCAGACATTGCGGCCATGGTGCTGGCGGACGAGACTGGCGAAACTGGATTTTCCTATACAGGCTTTGCGCTTACGGCGTTTCCCTACAAGAAGCTCGCAACCGATGCTTCTTGGTCGCGCGAAGGCCATCAGGTTACCATGACGGTTGACCCCGGGTCGCTTAAGGTTGGCGGTAAGGTCAGAAAATTCGGCGTTCCGTACGGGGCTCATGCCCGCCTAGTGATGATCTATCTGCAATCGGAAGCCGTGCTGAATAACTCGCCAACCATCGAGCTTGGCGGATCACTGCGCTCATTCGCCACGCAACGGCTTGGCCTTGAATGGGGCGGGAGCACTGGCAAAGGGTTGCAGGATCAAATCTACCGGCTGTCCGCATGCTCCATGAAGTTCTTCTGGTCCACCGCTGGTCGAGACCATTTCGAGTGCCAGAGGATCATTCGAGGGGGTGCCCTATCTGGATCGCCGGCCGATGACCAGCAACCCCGCCTGTGGGAAGACACCGTCACTCTCGACGAGGAGTTTTACGGGCACCTTCGCAAGCACGCAGTACCATTGCTTGATGCCGCTATCAGGGCACTCGCTGACGAACCTGTTGCTCTAGACGTCTATGTGTGGCTCGCCTATCGGCTGCGCAGCCTAGAAGCCCCTGTCCCTATCACATGGGCCGCATTACGGGATCAGTTCGGCCCCGGGTATAAGACTGTCCGCCAGTTCAAGTACAAGTTCGCCCCGTCGCTCCGCCGCGCGTTGGCCGCCTACCCTGATGCCGTGGTCGCCATTGAAGATCAAGGCGTCGTCCTTTACCCGAGCCGCGCCCCCATCGTCAAGCGTGGGTAGGGCAGGGCGTCACCAAATCCCCCACCCTGCCCCACTACCCCGGGATTGACTCTGCGCCCTCCCCTCCCCCATCCTCCGGCCGAATAGCGGAGGCATCGGTGCTTATCATCGGCATAGCGGGTCAAAAGGGCGGCTGTGGCAAAACAACGACGGCGGTGCATCTTGGCGCGGAGTTGACCGCCCGCGGGAACCGGGTCGCCATCGTGGACGCCGATCCGCAGCGCAGCGCCGCTGTGTGGGCAGAGCCGGGCAAGCTGCCCATGCCAGTGGTGGAGATACCGCTGGGGGTCGAGCGGGTCGCGACCGATGACGATGAACAGCGGCTTGCGCGCAAATGGTCCGCCGCCGTGCGCGCCGTGCCGGCGGATGTGGTGATCGTAGATAGCCCGCCGCACCTAAAGTCCGCCATCGGCGCTGTCATCGGCATGTGTGATCTGGTGGTGATCCCCTGCGGCCCGTCCGGCCTGGACATCTCCGCCACCGCCGAGACGGTCTCCCTGGTGCGGGAAATCCGCCAAGCGCGCCGCTCTACCAAACCCCCTGCCCTGCTGATCCCTAACCGCGTGGACAAGCGCACCGCCGCCGGCAGGGAACTGCCCGGTGAACTGGCCGCCATGGGCGAGCCGACAGCGCCGGAAGTATGCTATCGGACGGCCTTCTCGGATGCTTTCAATGATGGGCTGTGGGTCGGGTCCATCGCGCCGAATTCTGCCGCTCACAAGGAGATGAAGGCGCTCGCCAATATGGTCGCTGGTGCTGTGAAGGGGCTTCGCTGATGGCCCCGAAGCGCACTGGCCTAGGTGCCCGCCGCGGCGCTATCGCAACGGCTCTGGCGGTATCCGATGACGCTCCCGCCGCATTGTCTGGCGAGGTTCTGCCGGCACTGAATGCCGAACCATCAACTGCGGTCGAATATGCCGATGCCATCCGCGGGGAATGGCTGTCAGCGCAGCAAAGCTTTATGCGGATCGGCGCGATGTTGGAGCGGGCGAAGCAATCGCTTGGTTCTGACGGGTACCTCGATCTGTGCTCTACCCTGCCCTTCGGCAAGGCCGTTCGCAGCCAGCTCATGACCTCGTACCGGGCCATCCAATCCCGCAAGGTTCCGGACTTCATGGTCCCGGCCGGCTACACCACCATTCACCTTCTTGCCTCGTTGAGCGACGCTGAACTGTCTGCCGCGGCCGATGCTGGGCTTCTCCGCCCCGACGTGAAGCGGGCGGAAATCCGCGCCTTGCGGGCGTCCGGGTTTGGCCGGCCAAACCGCACCCCCTCCCCTGCCCCACAAACAGACCGACGCGCCGAACTCGAAGCCCGACGCGCTCGGTTGATGGCAGAGTTGGCGGAGGTGGAGCGTGAGCTTGCGGCGCTCACGTAGGTCCGTCACCCATTCGCCCTCTCCCCCTCCGTCGCGGCCCCGGCAATCTCGGCCCGCAACTTCCGAGCCATGGTCAGCTTCCTTTCCAGATCGGCAATCTCCCAATCCAGTCCGGTCAGGAGCGCACCGGCCCTGACAACCGACAGGCCGTCCACGTCGATGTAGGACCGGGCCTCTGCCGCCGTGAAAATGCCAGCTTCCGCAAGATCGCGCGTGTAGCCATGGCCGCCGGGCCTGAACCAACTGCCATGGCGGCTGATGAGATAGGCGCCGTCCTTGATGCGCTTGCGAGCGACGGCGGCCTGTTCGGCAAAGGTCAGCCCGGCGCGCCTCTCCAGGCTGATGCGGCGCGGCGCGTCACTCATGGGTGGCCTCCCTCCGTTTGGTCCACGCGGCGCGCTCTTCGGCTATGGCGTTCAGGCGGCTCCGATACATGCGGATCGCTCGCTCCGCCTCTCCGATGGCCGCGGTCAGGCCGTGCTCTTCCTTCAGTAGCCGGAGGAGCGCAGCGTCGCACTCCTCCACCATCACGGCGGAGCGGGCGCGCTCCAACAGGTCAGCGGTCATGGTCACCCCTCAGCAGCGCATTGATTTCGTCCGACCGGCGGCGCTTGCCGGCCTTGAAGGCTTGGTTCATGGCATGCGCGACGGCCGCAGCATCCTTGTCGCTGCACCGGATGGCCCTGTAGAGCGCGGGCGCCCCATCCGGCACGACGATCATCCATCCATCGTCGCGCTGTTCAGCCCGGTATTCAGCGGACATCGGCGGTCTCCTGCTGCTGAAGGGCGGCGCGGGCAGTGTCCTTCATCTCGTGGAACCCAAGCCCCCGGCTTTTGCGCCCACCGGGATCGGCGATCCGCTCCAGCGCCTCCCGCATCATGTCCCGCTCTGCCGTCACAGCGGCAAGATCTCTGGCAAAGCCTTCGATTGATGCGGTAGCGGTGGTGATGATTTCGCGCTTGCGGGCCTCACATTCGGCAAGGGCGGCCTCTGCGGCGGTGGCGCGGGCCTCCATGGCGGCATAGTCTGCCTGCCACTCCTCCTTGATCCGCTCCACGTCGTAGGGCTTGCCGTCCATCACGAACGCGGCGTCGAAGGCGGCTTTGAACTCCAGCACGGTCGGCATGTGGTCCGGATCGGCGAAGAGCCCGGCCATGGCCTGGATGCCGTCCCACACGCGCTTGGTGGTTGGCTCGTCGGCCATGACGCGGAGCCGCTCGATCTCCGCCCGCTGGGCCTCGGAGTGCTGGCGGATCGCGGCGGCGATGTCCTGGCGGATTTCCTCCTGTGCGGCTTCTGTGCCGACAAGCTCAATGCGTGCCGCCAGTTCTTCCGGCGTCGCGGCGGTGGGGGTCGGGGCGGTCATCGTTGCGGCTCCTGGGGCTTGCCGTCAGCATCCCATTCGGCCTTCCAAGCAGCCCGGCAGGCGGCATGGTCATCGTGGTATGCTGTCTCGTTGTCGTAGCCGATGACGTCGTAGCTGCCGTGGCGGTCAGCGACGGGGCGGAGTTTGATGGCGCCTGCGATCAGTCTCTCGCCGTCGCAGTCGTAATCGACTTGGAAGCTCCACCCGAGCGCTTCCATGCGTTCCTTGATGCTTGCGGGCTCAGCCATTGGCGGCCTCCCCGGCGGAGCGGAGGGCGGCGGCGCGGCGCTTCGCCAGCCATTCCGCGTGTCTCTCGGGCGTTCCGGTCCAGATGGCCGGGTAAGCCCTGGAATAGACGTATTTGATGCTGTCCGGCTTGTGCCCGAAGTTGAACTTCTCCGACTGGTCGTTGATGGCGTCGGACAGCTTGATTGCGCGTTCGTAGTTCTCGACCGGGTGCAGATCGTCCGGGCCGATGTGATGGACACACCAGAGGATGGGCACCTCCGGAGCGGCCGGAGCGGATGCGCGGGCGGCGGAGAGGTCCGCCATGATCGCCTTGAACAGCGTCTCCAGCCCGTCCACCGGGTCGTCGATGGACTGCCGAACCTCGTTGACAGCAAGCACGGCGAGTTGGCGAGCCTCCAGATTACCGGCGAGCGCGTCGTCGTAAAGGTCCCGGAACTCATCTTCGACGCTCAGCCGGTGACGTTCAGCGCCGCGCCACAGGTGACGCAGAAAGGTGGTCAGATTGGGATGGCGCTCGGCCCCCGCCGCCTTGGACAGGTCGCGCTCGTCGTCCACGTCGGGTTGCGCTGCGGACGGGGCGGCAGGAGCCGGAGACGGGGCGGCGACGGCAAGGCATTCGCACCAGAAGAAGCCGCCGGGAAGATTGGTTCCGCCCTTGCTGCGGAAATAGGCGTCGGCTGCATCGATCTGTTCGCGGGCGATGTCAGCAGCGGTCGTGGTGGTTGCGGTGGTCATGGCGGTGGTCTCCTGCGCTATGCGCTGTGTGGGGCTAGGCGGCCGGGCTGACGGGCTCGTTCTTCCATTGCCAAAAGGCTTTGGAGAGGCGGTCAAAGCGCACGGCGGCGTCGTGGTCTTCATTCAGGTCAGCGCGGGACTTCACCCGGCAATGCTCACGCACGAAGTGGGCGGCTGCATCTCCAGAGCGGACAATCCCAACGTGGAAGCGGTCATTGATGAACTGCCAGAACAGCTTGTCTTCACAGAGCATGGCGGCACGCTGGCTGAACGGAAGGTCGGTGATCTTGCGGCGCTCCGGCTCTGCGGCAGGGGCGGGCGTCGTCTCCGGGGCGGGGGTGTCGACGGGCTCTGACTTCGCTTCTTCCCGCGCCACCGGTATGAACAGGACCATGAACTCTTCCCCATCCTTGGGGCTGCAATGAGCCCCCTTGAACGGGTGAGTGGTGGGATTGTCCAGCGGGTCGGTGGAGGCGTCCAGGCGGATGCTGGCGTTCATGCCGCGGGCGTTGTCGGACCAGTTGGTGAGGCGTACACGGCCGGCGAATACAGCGCCACCGGCACGGAGGGCGTTGAAGGCGTTGGTGAGGCGGTCAGTCATAGTGGGCCTGCCCAATCAGGGATTTCTCCCGCATACATCTCAGACACCGGGCCTTCGAAGCTCTTGCGGCCAACCTGATCCAGCGTGGCGGCAAGGTTGAATACGGAAACTTCGCGGTCGATGGAAATCACGCAGTCGTGACCAACGCGAAGGCGAATGACGCCTTCCATATCCGTTTCGGTGATCTCTACGAAGCTGCCGCCGTTGTTCCCTTCGACGCATATGCGCTTTGGCTCTGGCCTTGTGGCTGTCTTCTTCATCGGTCATTCTCCGGCATGGCGGCGCGAGCATTCAGGCTGCGCCACGCTCTGTCTCCCCCAGCGCACCACGCCCGATACCGGCGGCGCAGGAAGGGCTTGACGATGTTTTCGGTGATCCAGACGGCGACGCCTCGCGGGTCCGTGTCACACTGGCGATGACACTCCGCACAAAGCGCAAGGGTAAGGTCGTCGCCTGCCTTCAACCCTTTGCCGCCCGCCTGTTCCGTGTTGATGTGTGCCGCCACCACAGCCCCATGCCACAGTTGTCCGCAGCACTCGCACGCCCTGCCATGCGCGCTGTCCAGATAGGCGCGGTCCCTGATGCGCTCCGGCTCTCCGAAGGCAAGGGCGGACTTGTCGATCCGCCCGACCTTGCGGCCTCCCTTTGGTATGGCAAGGCCGCTGTAGTCGATGCCGGAGGGCTGGCGCTTGGCGGTGGTGCGGGACAGCATCGGCCTACTCCGCCGCGTTGGCCGGGACGAACTTGGACCGGTGATTGTCCGCCCGGTCGATCAGGAACTTGTACGCTTGGGCGCTGTGCTGGCGGACCTTCGCCAAGTCGCTGTTGGTGGCCGGCGTGTCCGATCCAGGCAGGAAGCCAGCTTTGCGCATGATGTCGTTCAGCGCGTTGATGTCCTCCGCCTCGTCCATGGCATGCTTGATGCGGGAGGCGATGGCCTGCGGATCGTCGGGGTTCGCCTGCGTCTGCGGCTGGCGCTGGTTCGCGGCCGGGGCAACGCCAGTGTTGCGGCCCTTGTCGTCCGGCTTCCCGCGGCCGGCGGCGGCCTCACCGTCGTCGTCTTCATCCGGGGCAACGCCGACCATGGCGGCCAGCGAGTACCGACGCAGGTACGTCACGACGCTGCCCATCGACTGCGCATCGGCGCGGGCCGGCTTACACGCCATCGTGGATGACATCCATTCGCCAGACGAATGCGCCAGAGTGGTGGTCATCGTCACGGCGCCGCTGTCGTCCGTGCCGGGCGCCTGAATGACGGCGATGCCATTCTCAGACAGGGAGCCGCGGCAGGCTTCCCACACCGACGCCAGATCGGCGTACTTGCTGCGGAAGTGCGGGTTGTCGCTGTCCTTCTTGGCATTCTCGATCTTGCCCTGCGCCTTGGCGAGCGAGGCGGCAAGGGCGGCGATGCTTTCGCTGGTGCGCATGGTGGCGTGCATACTTCAAACTCCCCAAATCGTGTTGGCGATCGCGCGGCTTTCAGCATCGGACCAATAGAAGTCGTCCATGTTCGGAAAGCAGGCGGCTATCAGGCTGTCGGTGGAAGGCATGGAGAGCATGGACTCCATGGCGTGTTCGGCCATTTGAAGCTGTCGGACCCAAGCCCCCACGTTTTCGAGCGGGAGAACCTGCGTCTTCACTTCCTTCTTGAGCGGGATGACGGCCAGAAACTTCACGGCGGGGGCGCGTTCCATCCACTGGTAGTAAGCGCCCTGTCGTGCCCAGCCGGCCGGCATCTCCGACTTGCTCTTGCCGGTCACCTTGAGGTCGATAATCGTCCCGTCCATGAGGGTCAGGTCGGTAAATCCGAGCCAAGGCATCACGCCGTCAGCGAACGAGCCTTCGACGCGGCGCTGCGCCTGCACGATGGGGCCGTGCTCCTTCACCAGCTCGCCAACGGCCTCGATCCCGGCACGGATGACGCGGGGGAGGTTGTCGCGGGCGGTGGTGACAGCATCCCCTTCAAACTGGACGGTCAGGCCGTCAAAGACTTCCAGGGCCGTGCTGATGGCGTCGTCAACCGACAGGCAGTCAGCCGTGCCTCCCTTGATGCCAGCTTCCCCGGCGGTGCCGAGATGCATGGCGACGGAGGCGGGGAACTTGTGCCCGAGAATGCGGCTCGCCAGCCACTTGGGGCGGCGCTCGATGAAATCGTTGATGTTGGACGGCGACAGGTGGTCGAAGTGGCGGGCGATGGCGCACTTCTCGACGGAAGCGAGGGCGACGGCGTTCATGGGTCAGATCCTCCGTTGACGGATCAGGCTTTCAAGCCCGCGAATGATGGGGAGGATGGCGTCCGCGTGGTCATCGTGGATGTCGATGAAGTCGCGAAGCTGTTGCGCGCTGTTGCCGATTTCGTCGCAGATGGACCGGATGGGGCCATGCGGCTTCTTAAGCGCCGCGATCTGTGTTTCGATAGCTTCCACGGCGCCCCACAGCCCATCGGCTTCGCTGGGGCGGTCGAAGGACACATTGGTCAGCATCATGTTCATCACGAACCTCACAGGCTGTAGAGGAGAAGGCCGCCCCAAAGGATGACGGCGCAGGCGGCGGAGACCATCAGGCGCACAGCGAGAAAGCCGGTGCGGTCAGGCGGGATTTCGGTGGTGGGGATGCGCATGGGCGTCACTCCCCACGCGCCGGGCGGCGCTCGCATCCCAGGTCATAGCCGTGCTGCCATGCCCGGTGCCCGTTGGCGTCGCTCTTGCTGTACGGGTTGTCGTTCGGTCGGTCGCCGATGCCCCAGCCGAAGCCTTGCTCGTAGGCGATGCAGATCAGGTACAGTGCGTCGTCGTCGAGAGTTTGGATCGCCATGCTCTCAGCCCTCCGCCGCGGTGGAGGTGGACGAAGAGAGGGCGTCTCGCGTGGCCTGCTTGAAGAGGCCGTGCATCACGGAGCCGATGTCAATGCCAAGCCGGTCGGCAGTGATGGCGGCCAAAAACTCTGTGGACTTGTGTTCGCCGAACTCGTCTTCGGCCGCGTCAAACGCTTCGGTGATCTGCTTCGGCGTGTAAGCCATCTGTCTGTCTCCAGGGGAGTTGCGTGCTGTCCGCAGCCCGCCGTGACGGGCTAGGGACAGGACACCTTGGGAAAAGTCCGCCGGACAGCCTTTGCAGATGTCCGGCGGTAGTCAGGGAGGAACGCCCATGAGGGCAGGGGTACGCGCTAGGCGCGAAACTGGTCAGCGGCGGTAGTTGATGCCTGCGATGATGCACAGGGCTTCGGTCATGTCGCCGACATGGATGCCGTCGAAATTGAGGCGTGCGAGCCGTTCGGCGGGCTTGACTATGCCGGGCTGGTCCGCGGCGATAAGTTCCCAATCGCCATCGCGGCTGCTGTAAAGCGTGGCGCCGGGGTTGTTGCGGATGATGGTGGCAAGACGTTCAGCGCTCATCGTGTCGTCCTCTGTTCGTGTGGGGTGGGGGAGGGTCAGGCGGAGAGCGCGGCTTCCGCGGCTTGCTTGCGGCGGTCGAAGGCGCGGCCTGGAATATCGGGGTGGGTGTAGAAGTGATGCCCGGTGGACTGGCGCTGCCGATAGCCAAGCCGGAACGAGGCTGCGAGGTCGGCGCGCTGTTCATGGGTGTAGGGCTGGAAGTGCCGCACCACGCGCTTCATCTCGGCCTTGAGGGCGGTCTCGTAGTTGCTGGCGGTCATGGCTGCCTCTGTGTGTGGGGCGGTTGGTCAGGCGGCAGCGATCAGCGCATCAGAAGCGCGGGAGATGCGCTTGGTGGCCGCATAGCTGCCGTACCGGGTGACGTTCTCGGCAATCACCAGTTCGCGCTTGGCGACGGCGGCCGGGCTGGCGGGCCAGTGGAAAGTCTCGCCGGCCTTCAACTCGCTCCACGCTTCCTTGAGCGCCATCGAGAAGGTCCAGGCCGTGCCAGTCTGGCGCGTGACGCGGACGATTTCCCAAGCGCGGCGGAAGAGGGAGGATTTGATGGTGGCGGTCATTTCGGCCCCCGGTGTGCGTTGTGGTGGTCAGGCGGCGCCCCGTGTGATGGGGCGCCGCGCCTCGTTGGTCAGAAGCCGGCAGCCTGCATCTGAGCGGTGACAGCCGGGAGGCGGATGTGCCGGATGTGCGCAACCTCGCGGCTGAGCCAGTCGCGCTGGTCGGTCGTCAGGTCTGAGCGCTTGAGCGCAGTCTCGTAGTCCTTGAGCGAGCGGCGGGCAGCGGTCAGTTCGTTCTGTGCCCAGATGCGGTCGGCGGTGTTGTTGGCGGTCATTTCGGCCCCCGGTGTGGAGCGCGTGCTCCGTTGTTCCGATGACCAAAAGCTACAACTTGCGTTGTGGTCGGTCAACAACAAAAAGTGTGGAGCCGCAAAAAAGTGGGGGTGTCATAATCGGTTGCGCCCAGCCGCTTTGGCTCGCGCGCGAGTGCATGCATGGAGGTGACTTGTGGATTTATGGAAGGGCGCGGCGTTAGGGGCCGCAATCGTGATGCTGGCGGCCTGCCAGCCCAACCGCTATGCCTACCAAGCTACTGGCGGCACTGTGTCGTCTTCATCTTCCGGGGCATCGCCAGTGCAAGCGGCCGGCGTGGAGGTGAAGGACGATCCGTATGAGAAGGTTGTCACCTTCGTTGGGCCGAAGGTCTTGCTAGGCCCGCAGCCCTACGGCGTTCCGGTAAACGCGGCGAACCTGCGGAGTTGGGTTGACCGCTCTACCGGCGTGGCGCGGCATCAGCTTTACGTGGTCGATTACTACGAGGGCAATGGGTGGAAGTTCTGGACGCGCGCCAACGGCGAAGGGGCGGAGACGCTGGAGTTCGTCAGCATTGGCAGGGACGTCGGGACATGCTCTCGCTATAGCGGATGCGGTCACTATGAGACCTTCGGCGCCTCGATCCCGGACAAGGTGCTAAAGGAGAAAGCGCAGACTGGATACAGCGTCAAGTTCTACGCAAAGAACGGCCTGGATGCCGCCGTGACCATCCCGGCAAACATCATTGCACAGCAACTTGCTGCGATAGACGAGCGGTTCCCGCCGAAGGTGACGGCCGCTGCGTCGCGCCCGGAAAAGTCGAAGAAGGCACGCAAGTGAGCTTCGCCGGCTCCCTGATAGGTTGGTCCGCGCTGATCGGCGCCGTGTGCGTCATCAGCTCGGCACCAGGAGCTACCGCCGTAGACGTGGCGGCCGGATTGGTTGCCTTCGGGCTGCTGTGGCTGGTGGCGACGTCAGTGGACACGGACGATGACGGAATTTGGTGACGTGCGACAGCTTGCCGCACGTCACATTTGGTCAATTCGCATTCTGCAAACCAAACTGGCCTAACGCCTGCAAACGTTGGCATTTTGCAGTGATTGTTTGGTGTCTGCTGGCGCCGCTCCGGTCAGTTCGCGCCCATCCAGCATACCCGCTTATGCAACGTTACGGCGGTGTAACCGAAACGCGGTACACCGATTGGTAATATCTGACTATTATACAGGCATTCCGCCGCTGCCCAATCGGTGGAAGGGCGCCCGGTCAGCGGCTAACTGACCGGAGCGCCTTTAGCGAAAGTCGTGCTTCGCCCAGGGTATCGCCGCAGCGCCCATGCGCGCTGGGGCTTTGGCTCACCTGTCCCGCCTCCTAGGGGCTGGGGTATAAAAGCACGGATCACGCCAATGTTCGTCAACGGACACACTGGGGTATGCACCTATTGCCGCAGCGCTGCGATAGGTCTTTCGCGATTATCTCTTGCAATTTTAGAAAAATGCCAAACGCAGCGATAGGGCGCAACTCTTGCCGTTGCGACAATGTTCCTAATTTGTTCTAATGGGTGCCGACAAATGGTGAGGTGCGCTTTGGGCCAGTCTGAGCGTGGGTATATGCTGGATGCGATTGCCGCCGAGATCGATGGCGCCCCGGATGATGAGAGGGCGCGCCTGTGGAGCGTTATTAGGCTCCTTGTTCCGGCGCTTTCTTCGCCCGGCGGACGGCATCGAGGATCATTTGAAGGTTCTCGTCGGGGACAGATTTAAGCTCGTCCTCAATGCGCTCTCGGCTGACCTGGGGGGTTTTGTCTGGCGACAGCCCCTTTAGCCAATGCGGGCTGACGTTCAGCGCGTCCGCAATCTCGACAAGGAATTTTGGATTGAGGGTAAGGCCCTTCTCAATCTTCCCAATCGTCTGCTGCTTTTTCCCAATGCGATCGGCAAGCTCGGCCTGACTAAGGCCGGCTTCCAATCGGGCTGCGCGAACGCGGTCTGCAAGGGTATCCATAGCCAGCATGATACAACGCCCGTTGTGGTGACGCCCGACACTTTTTGGTGTTGACTGCCCAACAACGAAAGTTGTAACGTCATGGGCATGGAACACACCGCCAATCCCATCGCCCGAGCCATTGCCATCGTTGGCAGCCAGTGCGCCATGGCATCCGCCGTTGGCACGACCCAACAGAATGTCAGCCGCATGATGCGGAACGGTCGGGCAAGCCCGAAATTCGCGCCGCGCATTGAGCGCGCGACTGGTGGGCAGATCACACGTCATGAGCTGTGCCCTGATGTCGATTGGGGCGATGACAAATCCCACTCCCGCCATGGAGCCGCCGCATGAGCGATAAGCTTCTTCCGCTGGTTCCCGGTGACGACGCCGTTCCCCGCGTTCAGGACGTGGTGATCGGTGAGCGCCTGGGGCTGGCGCGCCCGACAAATGTCCGGCAGACCATTGAAGCCAACATGGCCGAACTGGAAGCCTTCGGACCATTGCACGCGGTAAATGCAATGGTCGGCATCGGCAGTGGTGCGACCCGCACCGTCACCGAATACCATCTGAACGAGGAACAGGCGCTTCTGGTCTGCGCCCTGTCCCGCACCGCTAAGGCCGCCGAAGTCCGGCGCGACCTGATCCTGACCTACACGGCCTATCGCCGTGGGCAGTTGGGCGGCTCCATCGACCCCCGCCAGATGGGCGGCATCATGAAGTCGGTCATCCGTCATCAGATCAAGGAAGCGATCACGGAACTGGCGCCACAGATCATCGCTGCGCAGCTTGCCGCCGATCCGCGGATTGCTGCTGTCGATGCGGTCCCTGCCCTGCAAATCGCCATTGAGGCGAAGGTGCCGAAGGCTGGCCGGCGTCCCATCGTCCGGGCGATCAGCAACTCCCTTGCCCGCCACTGCGAAGCCAAGGGCCACGTCATCCGCCGTGACGTTCGCGGGACCAAGCTTTACCCGCTGGCGGCTGCGCACGAATGGCGCCTGTCCGGCGGCGATCACCTGATCCGCAAGCTGGTGGCTGACAGCAAGCCCATTGGCGGCCTGTTCGCCATCCCCGGCGGGAAGTCCGCCTAAACCCCCAAACACTACGGGCTGCCCCCGACGCCAATCAGAAGGCAGCCCGCAGTCAACTTCATGGAGACGAATATGCATCAGCATACCACGTCGGTCAAATCCTACCCTGCCGCCGGTTCTGCCGTCACGGACGCAGACGGTTGGCGCGCCTACCTCTCCGGAGGTGAGCCCCGCCACTTTTGGACCGCCATCGGCTTTCAGGCTGTGTTGGGTCTGGTGGCGCTGCATGTGGCTGCCGGCCGGGCGGCGGAAGAGGCGCTGACGTTCGCCGTCGCGGCCCTGTTCATCATGGCCGCTGCCAGCGTCATCGGCATCGCTGCGGTGTACCTGTTCCTTGGTATCGCCAAGCTGGCCCATGCCTCCGTCCTTACTGTTTGGGGGCTGTGACATGGCCTCCCATAACCAAAGCCTCCAAGTGCTCTGCCCAACCGATCATTTCGGACTGAGCGTCGCGCAATTCCTCGTCGCCGGCAGCTTGCCGCAGGATCGTGGCGTGAACCATGGCGTCAATGGGGTTGGTCAGCGGCAACGTCGGTTCCCGATTGTCCCGCTGGTACCTCAGTTCGATGCAGATGGCGGTAGCCATGTACTTGCACCACAGCCATCCGCCGATCTGGTGGTAGTTGGCTTGGCTGCGGTGCCACTGCGCCCGCTCCAGGCCGTTGGCCGGGCAGGGCGGGGTGTCGATTGCGACGATCATTCCCATGGCTCAGCGCTCCGTGAAGGTTTCGCGGACGACGCGGATAAGGCCGCGCGCCTCAGCATCCCGTCCGGTCAGTTCGCCAATCGTCTCCAGCATCGCCGTGACGCTGCTGACCAGCACCAGCACGGCGGCCCGATCTCCCTTTACCTCGCTCATGCCCGTGTCCCCGCAGTTGTTCGCTGCGGACACTTTGCAACGGAGGCCGCATGATGGACATGCATCCCGTGAGCAACGCCGTTCCCCATGCAGGAACCACCGTTCCGAAGGCCGAACGCAAGCCGAACAAGCGCAAGATGGTCGCCGATTTCGTGGCTCGTGGCTTCCGTTTCGCCTGCGACCACATCGGCATCAAGCGCCTTGCCGGTGCCATTGAACGCACGGATCGCGCGCTGCGCTACTGGCGCAATGGGGAGAAGGAGCCCGGCGCTACGGACCTACTCCTTGCCGCTCGCGCCTGCAAGCAACTGCGCTCGCGCATTGTCGCCTTCCTGCACATCCCCGAAAGCCGCCTTCACCGGGCGGAAGCTGAAATTGCCGCTCTGGAGGCGCAGGCCGATGCTCTGGCTGCTGACGCATACGCAACTCTTGCTCGCCAAAGCTATGAGATCGGCGGCGTCCATCGCACGCGCCTGTCAACGCTGGCGAAGGCGGCTCGGGGGCTGATGCGCCTCCGGTTCCGCCGTCGGAAGGCGGTGGCGCCATGAGGCACCCCGCATGGTTCCCGCCCGTCAAGGAGTGGTCTCCGGACGATCTGGTGACGTGCCCCTCTTGCGGCGAAGCGATCCGATCCGCCCATAGCACGAAGAGACGCGACCCTAGCGGCTGCATCGCCCGACGGCCTTCCGTGTGCCGCAGGAAGGCTGCGGCGCCATGACCGAAACACCACTCGCTGAGGCTATTCCAGCCGGCCCCAGCGACGGCGGGGAGGCGCCGGCAAGTGAACTCCCCGCCACCCCTTCCCCCAATGAACGCGCCGCCGATGCTTGGCGTTGCGAGACGAACCCGGACAACGCGCCATGAGCAAGACGAAATCCAACCTCTCCGCCGAAGAACGCAAGCAGCGCGACGAACGGCTCCGCGTCTACTTCAACGATGGCAAGACCAACGAGGAAGTCGCGGCCCTGGAGGGCATCAAGGTCCACTTGGCCGCCTGCCACCGTGGTCGCCTCTTCCCAAAGAACGGCTTTGTCATCGTCGGGGCCGGCAACAACGGAAAGGCCAAGCCGGATGACGGATCGTACATGGCTTTCGTGACGGAGCACGGCATCGCCGGCCCGATGGATGCCGAAATCCGCATCAACGGCTTCCGCCGCCTTCCGGAGCGCGTCCAGCCTCACAGCAGCTACGGCTCTTCCGGTGCCCTGTGCGCCGCTATGGGCGAACGGAGGGCCGCATAATGGGCCGCGCCTGCACCGTGAACCCCTTCGAGCGCGAGAACTGGACTCCGACACTGGCGGAGGTTGACGCCCGTCCTGCACAGCCTGTGCGGCTTGGCAATTGGGCCACGTTCCACCCGGTCGCCTATCCGGACCACTCCGCCCCTGTCGTCACTGAGCGTGACCGCGCGTCCATCGCTGCGGCCATGCACAAGGTCCGCCGCTTCGACACCGCCGGCCGGGAGATCGTGTGATGGCAACGAGAGAGGAACTACGCGCCGCGTATGAGGCGGGGGCGACCATCTCCCAGGTCGCTAGGCAGTTCGGCATGGACCCGAGTTGGGTTTCTCGGAAGATCAAATCTTCCGGCGCTGCGATGCGGCCCCGTGGGGCAGCCAGTCCGAAGAGCACATCAATCACGAATGAGATGGTTCGGCTGTCCGAGCAAGGCAAGCTGCACAAGCAAATCGCCCATGAGTTTGGCGTTTCTCGGCAGGCTGTTTCGCGCCGCCTGATTTCCGCCGGACACCGCCGCTACGCTCCGTCGATGGGGGCGTGACCATGTCCGCCCGCATCCCTCTCGACTGCCTCGGTCCCTCCGCTCTGCGGCAGGTGGACGCCTTCCTTGTGGCTGAGCGGGCGCAGAAGGAAATGCGGGCGGAGAAGAAGGCCAAGGCCCCGCGCCAGAGCCTTGAGGATGAGCTACAGGCTGCGTCTAACCGGTTCCTGTCCATCGCCCTGCCTGCCGATGCTTGGGCCTGCCATATCCCCAACGGAGAGAAGCGCGCCAAGGCTACCGCTGGCAAGCTGAAGGCCATGGGCGTGAAGGCTGGCGCCCCTGACTGGCTGATCGTCTGGCGCGGCCGGGCGTACTTCATCGAGTTGAAGGCGCCCAAGGGGCAAGTGTCGGAAGCCCAAAGGAACACACACGCGGCGCTGCGCAAGTCCGAATGCCGGATCGCTGTCTGCCGCTCTCTCACTGAAATCGAAACCACGCTGCGCGGCTGGCTGATCCCGCTGCGCGCTACCGCACAAGGAATTGCGTCATGACGACCGCTCAGAACAACGCAAAAGCCCGCGTGAAGTCCTTCATTGACCGCCTCGTCCGTCTCCATGAGGAGAAGGCGAAGCTCATGGAGGACATCAAGGAGGTGAAGAAGGAAGCGAAGTCGGAAGGCTGGAACGTGAAGGCCATCGACAAGCTGGTGGCGATGATCGTGAAGGACACTTCCGACAAGGAAGCGGAACTGATGAACGAGATCATGCTCTACGCCGATGCGGCGGGTGTGCAACTCGACCTGTCGTTCCCGGACGATCCCACGCCGCTGGAGGCCGCTATCGAGGCGACCAAGGGCGACCGCTTCGACCCTGTGCGCGCCATGGCCGAAGGCATCGCCTCCGGTGACGAGCGCATCACCAAGGCGGCGTCATTCCCGGCCGGCACGACCATCGAAATCACGCCGTCGTCTTCCCGCGCTGACTGGCCCGACGATCTGCCCACGCGCTTTGTCTCGGATGGCGGCGTCCTGCGTCCGGAGGCCGTCCAATGAGCCTGAACATCCGCGCATCCCTTGCCGCCGCTACCAAGCACGCCAACGGCGCTGAATGGTCAGAGATGTTCTTCCCGACCAAGGGCGGCCCGCTAATCCGCAAGGGCATGCGCGCCTGGGGCAACTACGACCTGACCTATGAACAGCCCAAGGCGCCAGTCGTGTGGCCGCCGGTTCAGGAGGCGTGAGCCATGGGAAAGAAACTGTTCTTCAAGATGAAGCCGTCAGAGCCGCGCAAGACGAACCTGTCTCTGAAGCGCCTTGATCTGCTGCTGAAGACCGAAATCCGGAAGAACGTCCATCCGGAGCGGTTGGGCGCTGTCGAATGCTCTGTCGCCGGCAACCTGCTGTATGCGCTGATGAAGAACTGCGCTGAGCATCCGCGCTGCCCGGATGACCTGATGGCAGTGGCGCTCAAGACGCTGCCGTTGCTCCACCGCTCTGTGTGCGAGCCGCTTGACCAGTTCCCAACGAACGTGGCGAACGATCTGGTCGGCATCTCCGCCGATGTCTGCATCATGGTCAAAGCCAAGGTCATCGACGCCGACATCGGCCCGGCCGCCTTCTGCCACACCGTCTACTACTGGCTGGCGGAGCTTCTTGAGCGCGGGCCGGAGCGGGGCGGGCTGGCGATGAACGAGGAAAGCGCCTTCAACGCCGCCTGGGTCCAGATCGCCGAACTGATCGCCCGGAACCCCGACAAGATCGAAGCGACGGCCAAGTCCTGCCGGAAGCGCGCCCGGCGGTTTCTGGAGGCTTTCCAGTCCTACGGCTTCTTCGTGGACCAGACCGCCGGCCAGAGCATGGCGGAGGCTGCTTAGGCTCTTCCGGCAATCTCAATCCCCCGCTGGCGGCAATGCTCAACGATCAAGGTCTCAATGAGGTTCGTGACCGTGCGGTTCTCCAACTTCGCCGCAATTTCGACGGCAGCTTTGATGGCCGGATCGACGCGCAACGCCAGCGGGATTTTTCTTGTTGCCGACATGTTCGTATAGCCCCTTGCAGTACACTACGTACTGCTGCTATCATCACACACGCAATCGCTCTCCGACAAGAGCGGATCGTATGCATAGGAGATTTGGCGTGAGGAATTTGCCTAAGCGCCCTGCAACGGCCCGCCGTTTTGTCGGACCTCGCACGGTACAGCAGCTCATCAACGGCGTGTCGATGGACTTGGACGCCATGTCGCCGAACCCAACGGCGGCAGAGGTTCAGAGCGCTATCGACCGCTTGGCAGCCATCCGTGATCGCATCCTGTCGGAGGCGCCATGAGCTTCCTACAGCCTATCCGGATAGCGCCGACTGAGGCCGCGCTTGCCACTGCCATCGACTGGTCAAGGCGCATGGAGATCGTTGCCGATACCTGCGCCGGTCAGTCGCCAGACATCAAGAAACGTCTGATCCAGAGCCTCTATGAAAGCGGCGTGATCTACGCCGACGAGGCCATCCACCTAATCGCACGTCTTGGCCTCAAGGAGGCGTGAAGTGAGCAAGAAGAACGCTACCCCTCTCTCATCTCTTGAATTCGCGCTTCTATCGTACAAGCACAGCCTTGATGAGATCGGAGCGATAACCGTCCTGATGGCGCACATCTGGCGTAATTCTGACCGTGGCGTCCCGGATGATGATAGGGGGTTTTGCCACCTTCTTGGCTGTGCAAAAGCCAAGTTCAGAAAAGCCTATAGGCCGCTTCTGGACCAATACTTCGAGAACAGGAATGGGCGTTGGTTCATCCCAATCGACAACCCCCTCCTTGTGAATGAGCAA